AACGCTAGAACTGGATTAGCCTACATATTTCAATCTACTATTGAAATGTCCATCAGAAGGAAATTGTGGTGGCATACTAACTGTTTAATGTGGGGTGAATCACAAACTGCAGAATATACTGCTAAACTTAGAAGTTGGCTTATGACTCCAACGTCATATCGCAATCAATATGCACCAACAATTGAGGCGCTTACAAGGACCGTCAAAGCGACCCACCTCTCCTCAAGATCTAGCAGACCAACTGCTAGGTCTCCTGGAGTTAGGGCAAGGTCCTCTAGCAAATCAAAGTCCAAATCTCCAAGAAGGAAAACATAAGGCTGGGTTTCTCAATGGGCTGTATATGCCCAACCCTCCTTCTGTTTTCAATCCCAATTGGCTTATTCCTTCTCATAAAACAGTTACGCTCCACAAAGAATTGCCTCTTTTACTGCCTTCAAGGACTTGGAAATACTTGCTGCCGGCCAGGTTTTGGCCAAAGGTGACCCATTGGTATTCTCCTTTGAAAGCAGTAAAAGATAAGTATCCAGGGTTCGAAAGCGAACACAAAATTATAGTTCAAAATTATTTAACCAAACTTTTTGAGACTGGTGTTCTGTATAAACGTGCTTCTAAGCACTCTTGGTTAGTTCATTCTGAAGTACCTCTTTACCAGTGGGAAAAAGAAAGAATTATCTCTAAACATCATGGGCAAGGGATCCAGCAAACTGATGACCTACGAAGAAGCGCAGCATCAAAGGCGGATGGAACAATATATGGATCAACAAGCAAGAACAGCACTGCAAAGACTGGTGTCTCAATCTCCAGCAAGAGATGTCAACAAGACAAAAAGTCTACAGTGGCCCAAGCTTCCAGATCCTGTTACTATCCACAAGCCAAGCTATCAAGGCAGCGTTCCTCCAAAACGGCCACGTACAGAGTTGGATCAACCTTTAGACCATCAACAGAGTGTTCCTCTGCAAGCACCGCAAACAGTGCTTCAACCTTTGGAGCCTCCTCCACGTGTAATGCAAATAGAACAACCATTGCAATCTCCACCGTTGGCTTCAAAGGTCAGTCCGCTATCCCCGATAAAAGCGGTTCCATTTTTGGCTCCATTACTGATTCCAGTTGCTCATCAAACAGTAAGAACATCTTACAACATGACCACGTCCAACATCTCAGAAATCATGGACGAAGCTCGCACAGCATTCACCACGATGGGCTCTGCATTCCAGGGACTCTCCTTCGATCTGTGGGTGCTATTCCTCGTCGTGTTACTGGTGGTGTTTTTCTTGTTGATAAAAATCCACACAATTCTGAAAGCTGCAGACTGGTGGTTGATTTCTCGCAGTTTTCTAGGCACCCAAACATGCCCTTTCCGAAATACAGAGTCCCCAACCTCGATGCACTTCAAAACGGACTGCCCGCTAACATGTACCGGATTTCGCTGGACCTTAGTGAGGCGTTCTATCATATTCCTTTGCATCCTGGCTCTAGTTGTCATCTTTTGGTATCTGATGGCCTGGGAACCTTTTACGGCTTTCGTAAAGCGGCTATGGGAGTTGGGCTCAGTCCTTGGCTCCTACATCTTTTCACATCTATCCTCGCAACTTGGATCCGTTCCTACTATCCAATTCATTGCATTGCTTACATGGATGATTTTCTACTCTCACATTCCAGTGTGGCTACACTTTCTGCTGTCGTTCGTAACATCTTGGCACTTTTTGCAGAATGGGGGATTTTGATCAATGTGGACAAATCTACACCAGAACCTTTACCTAAGGTAATTTTTCTGGGATATGCTGTCTCCAAGAACACTCTCCTTCCTGCTCCAAAAGCCCAAAAGAAAGCTCTCTTAGCTCTCAACTGTATTCAACCGGACACTGCTTATGACTTTAAAATCATTCAAAGGCTTACAGGCCTTCTGGCCTGGGTAGCGCCATTTACTGACCTCTCCTATTTGATTCTACAGCCTTTATATGAGGCCTGTGTCAGCCATTCTGACTTCAGCTTTACTTCTCAATACCTAAGTATTTTAACATCTAATTTCACCAGGTATACTGCTAAAACTCTCACACCTAAAGTAGCACAACCTTGCATTTTTGTAGATGCTTCAGACACGTTGGCTGCTGCTACTTTTTCCAATCAAAGAGTGTTTTGGGTTATTTCTTTGCCTTCTGCTCTTCCTATTCATATCAAAGAAACTATTGCTGCCGTGGTAGCTGTTTCTTTTCATTTTCCTGTTTCTCGCTGTCGCGCACTCGCATCTGACTCTATGTTTGTTTGCTACAAACAATTCAAAACTCTTCCTTTGCTTTTCGCTCTCCGTGCTTACACGGCTTTAAGACGGCTCGCTGTGGCGTACGTCCACACGTCCGCTAATCCTGCGGATGGCCCCACTAGACATATGGGTCTTCCTGCTTCCGCACCCAGTATGCCCCTCCCTGTGCCCTTGGCGCTCTCGCCTGTTTTCTGGCCTCGCACCCGCGTGCCCCCTTTCCGTACTCTCTTTCCTCCTTCTCCTACCTTACATTTTCACCCATGTGCTCACTCGTGACCTTGGCTTTATTCCATATCATATGCAACACTCAAAGGTGAAATTGCATCATGTACATTGTTAATGATTAATAACCATGATTCAGGGCAGTTAGAAAAGCAAGTACAATGACAATGAAAACTTTCACTGGTACAATCAAGAAGAATAACAATATGGCGGAAAATGTAAGAAGGGCTAACATAAAGTAGAGTTTTATGTTTAAAACTGTTAATAGAATGGTTCTCCAGTGACTGGAACAAATCTTCTGCAGTTTTGATAGCATAGCCATAAGGAGCAGAACATCCAATGCTTGAAATCATGTCATCTGTCATATTTTGTATTTCACATAAGAAATCCAATGCTCCTCTTCCGTCTGAAAGTCCATTAAATGCTTTGCCCATGCTGTAACGCAAGAAAACACATTATATTAGCTTAAAAGCAAAATAACATGTATAACATGTAAAATCATGTACTGACCTGCTGATGGTTGATCAATAATGAAGGCACAATGTGGCCTGACTAGTAAATGTTTAACTAAGGTAAACAGTACAAAGGTAAATGTTCTGTACTCTTAACAGTTAATCATTATGGAATGTGATGCAATTCATGATGAAAGTCCATTCTCCTGAATGTATAAAACATAGACCAAATGCACATCTCATCACTTTTACCATGTGCTCACATTAATAAAACCTTATAAATGTTCGCCTTTGTGCTAATTCTTTTACGTCTATGGAGTGGTTGTCTCAATGGCAGTAGCACAATGGATCCTCTGGTAAAGGCAGCTTTGGAAGGAGTCAAAGATCTTCCTCACGACTTTTTCCCTCTGCTTAAAGATCAGGTACAGTTCTCTAAGGACGTTATCAAGGAGTATAACGAACACCATTCTCAGAATAGACACGTTGAAGTAATAAACTGTTCTTTAGAATCATATGATAACTTACAGCTTATTTATGCGAAAGTTACTATTTCTAATTGGACAGCTATTGCTAACAATGGAGATTCTGTTCAGGTTGCTCTAGATGAA